CATGATTATCCTGACGACGCTGATATGGACTATGGCACGTGCACCATGTGTGGTGCTGATGCTCAGTCTGGGAAAAAGTTATGTCGATCATGTGCTCGTGACCGTGATCGAGATGATGATAGGGAGTCTATCCCTGTCTTCCCATTTGCTAAGAATATTGCTCGAAAGAAAACCTTGATTCAGACTCCAACGTGTCCCGTTGGTGTTTGTTTCTTTACAGAGAAGGCTTCTTTTTGGTATCTTCAGGAGGAGTGTATTAATAAATATGTTCCTATGAAGAAAAGGTTTGGTGCTAAGTGTATTTGTATTCAATCTTGTAAAACTCAGAAGAAAACTGAGTCTTTGAATCCAAAAGCACCTCCCTTTTCAGTTCAAGCAGCTGAGAATGCTATGGCACGTTTGACCTCGGACTATGGTCGAGGTAATGCGTTTTGTCTTGGAAATGTAATGATTTCCGTTGCCCACATACTCTTTGGAGAAGTTGCGAATGTCACCAAGTATAAGGTTGGTGACACTTTGAAGTGTCAGTTTAAGGATAAGGAATATGACGTTAAAATCTTAGGTATTGATTTTGATAATGATCTACTTAAGTTGTCTAAACCTCCTGGAATGAAATCAAAGTGGCATGCTTATGAAAAAGGAAAAGGTTCTGAAGTTAGAGAAGTTTATGTTCCATATTTTCTCACTGATCTTACCGATTATCATAAGGATTCCATGCAAGTGACCAAGGGTATGTTGAATCCAGATTATTCGTATCCCAATTCGACTATGCCTGGGGCGTCAGGTGCACCTGTTATAGATGCACTGACTATGAAAGTCATAGGGGTTCATCAGAAAGGGTTGAACCAAGGCGGAGGTATGTGTACCTCCGTCGATCTTATTGCGGATTTTTAGATCTCCAAGAGTTGGCAGGGGAGTGCGAGCTGGGTGGCGTTGAGTTTGATCTTTTACAAAGATTAAAAGTCAATGGCCAGGCTCGCTGCCGATTCTTGGACCTTTCAAAAACTCCCCATTTAAGGCCTTATGGCCGAATGAAAAGATTTGTTTCTCACCGCTCACAATATGCATTTGATGCACATTTTGCCTCTTTTGTTAAGGAAAAACATCCTGATTTATATCAGAAGTTTGATGTTCCCTTGGCAGTTAAAATGATGCATAAGGATATATCAAATGAGTCTGTTGGTGATTTTACAACTCTTCCGGTGAAATTTTTACCGGCACAGCAAAATGACGAAGCTGCTTATATACAACTTGGCAAATTTGGAAAAGAACATCCAGAGCTCCCGGACAGTCGTGCCTGGCGTAAGTCTCTTAAGTGGATGAAACGTATGTTTTATCCGTGGATGTCTAATTCTGAATTTATGACCAAGGAACAATTACTTGAGCACTTTAAGTCAACTGGTGCTGCTAAGAAGTCACCGGGTGTTTTACAAAGATTTCTGTATGAGGATAAGGAATCTTACATCAAATCTGAATCCGGCTCTCGTGATTATGCTCGTTATAAATATGAGCTATTGCATCAGGGAGGCGGTTTCACCGTCTGGGGCGGTAATCTTAAAGATGAGTTGCGACCTGTTGAAAAGGTCCTCAATAATAAGACCCGCTTATTCATAGCAGATTCTGTTAATCACGCGTTTGCCTTAGATGAACTGTGTTTAGACATGAATATTAAGCTGATTAATTCCAGGCACTTCACGTGGTCCACAATGGGAATGTCTCGGTATGGAGGTGAGTTTGACTCCTTCTATAAATCTCTTGAACGTTTCGCTAAGAAAGTTTGGGAGACCGATGGTTCCGGGTGGGATGCTTCGATGAGTGCTATGGCCCTTTGGGACATTGCTGGTTTCAGGTATTCATGTTTGAAAGATAAGTCCTTTGCAAACAAGATGAGAATGGCTAATCTTTATAGAGAGGTCATTTACAGTTTTATTTCTATGACGGATGGATCTATTTGGCGCAAGTTTAATGGTAATCCTTCTGGTTCTGTTAACACAGGTACTGACAATACAATGCACCACCTTCGTTTACTCTCATATGCTTTTATCGTTAAGATAGGGGGTTCATATAATGATTTTATATCATGGGTAAATGCTGGTTTGTGTGGTGATGATAATATTGTTGCCAGTGATTCTTTAACTGCTGAAATGTATCGTGATGCAGTTAAGGACGTCCTTGAGTTAACGACTACAGACTGGGCTGGACATCATGTCTCTGAATCTTGTTATTGTAGCCAAAAGGTTACTAAATTTCGAGGTAGATATGTTCCAGTTCCGGACTTTGAGAAACAATTTCATTCGATGCTGTATGGGTGTCGTGTTGATTCCCCTGGCTATTCCCTTTTGAGGGCCGCTGGACTTCGTGTCCATTGTTGGTTTGAAAAGGATTTAGTCAATATTTTGGAGGACTATAAAGTATGGTTCCTCGAGCAAGGTTTTCCGAGAGATTCTTATTTTGATGAGGCTCTGGATGCCTGGCTTACCCCACTTGAAATTACCAATATTTATTGGAGAGGGTGACGTAAAGCCACACCCTTCCGTAGCGAGGTGGATTGCTGCGGTAAAAGATGGCGAGTGGGATGGCCCAAGATGCTAAATCTTTGAAGCTCGTTAGGAAGCTGAAAGCAGATGGTCTTTCAAAGGTGGAAATTGACAAGAGACTAAAACAAAGTCTTATCGATCGTAGAACCACTTTGCAAGCAGAGAATGGAAAGTCTGCTCTTGTTCGCAAGAAGCAGTATGCTCGTTTAAAGCCAAAAACAGGTAGGAGGATTGTTCGTGAGAACAACACTTATTTGTTGAGCGTTGGAGATCCAGAGAATCATATGTCTATAATTCCTGATCTCACTACTTTCCCTCGTGCTGCGATTCAAGTTCGAACTGTTGGAACGATGACAACAAATGCGGCAGGTGCCGGAACT